TATTGATGCAAAACTTATTGCAGGATTAAAAGGAAACAGTATATTATTAGATGCTGATGATTTAAAAAAAGCAGCTGATGATGCTGAACTTGCAAGAAGAGAAGCAGAAACAAAATATAATAATAGCTTTACTCCTGGCCCACCTAATATGAATATGATGACTAATAATAGCAGCAATATAAATTCATATACCAACACTAATATTAATACAACTGATACAAATGATTTAAGTAATAATAGTAACTAAAGGGGACCGAAGTCCCCTTCTGTTATTGTTCAGCGGCAAGTTTAGCAAAATAAGACATCGTCTCATCGTCATCATCAATAGTTACACTTTCCGCTGTTACAGACTCTTGAACTTTAGGCTGAGGAGCTGCCTGTGGTTCATTCATCTGTATTTCTTGTTTTAGGGTCATAGGACCTTCATCAACATCTTCACCAAGAACTCTCATTAACTTGGATTTTAACTCATCATAGGTTTTATAATTACTTGGTTCAACAAAATCCTTTAGAGGATGTACCTGTGAGTACACAGCATCTAATTTAGTTTCATCACCTTCAAATAATTGTGACTGGTCTGCAAATTCAGATTTATCATAATTTCTATAACCTTCAAGATTTCGTATTTTAAGTTTAAAATCTGCACCACTCCATAAATCAAATGGATTGATAGGTGTTTCATCTTGGAAAGCAGGTTGCATTACGTCCATAAGTTTTTCAAATATTTTTTTACCAAACTTATATAACATAACCTTACCTTCATTCTGAGGATTGCCAGAGTCATTTACAACATAAATGTTTGTAACATAATGTAATCTTCTTTTTCTGTCTCTAACAGTTGTTTTATCCTCTTCATTACCTGAATTCCATAGTCTTGAATTCATTTCTGAAACAGGGTCTGCCTGACCAATTGAGGTTAATGAATTTTCTATATACCACAAACCTGTTGGGCCTTTAAAACCATGGTCCCAGTAACGAACCCAAGGTAGGTCTTCACCTTCTTGAGATGGTAAGAAACGAATAACTGCATAACCATTGCCGGCCTTATCGACTGTTGGTTTCCAAATTCTATCATCACCATATGATTTTTGTTCTGTAGAAGCTGAACCACCAGCTGCCTCTGCAGCTTTTAATAGTTTATCAATTTGATTTTTGTTTCTTTTTAAATTTTCTAATGACATTGTATTTTCCTTATATTGACTGAAATATTAACTGTATTATTACTGTATTATTCAAATGTTATCGTATTGTTTTTTGGTAAGAGATTAAGCTGTCTTGCCTCAGCTTCTAGTTTATCCCGTATAACAGGAGAAACAAACTTTCTAACATCTTGTGGGTCAATATTATTTTTCTCACAAATGTGTAATATTGCATCCATGTAAGATGATTTTAATTCCGTCACCGCATCGTGTACCAATTGAGTGAACTTATTCTTATTTAGGAAAACTTCAGTTACACTCATACAAGACCTTCTTGTTTCATTTCCAAATATTCCTCTAATTCAACAACCTTATTATCTACTAATCTTTTATTGTCTGTAAAGAAATCTCCTTTATCAGTTTCTCCACCGGCAACTTTCTGCCACCTTGTTCTGTTTTGCATTTCTCTACCGGTATAATTAGATATCCAATCGCCACTACGTAAATAATGGTCCATATCTGATATGTATGCTCTAATTGATTCGTGTTTCATTAGTGCACCTGGAACCTTTTGTCTGATAAGTGGTCGATAAGAAGCAAGAATTTCTTTATTAAATTTAATCCATTCCTTTATGTTATCATATGATAACCTATCATCAACAGGTTTATCCAAAACACTTGGGTGAATACCAGCAGGTTTTTTATCACCTCTTTTTTTCTGCCTGGCCTCACGCAATTTTTTCATGCGTATTTCCATTTCGGCTTGTTGTTCGGGTGATAATTGAACCTTTTTCTTTGGTTTTTTTCTTTTTTGTATACCTTTAAGGCCTTTTAATTGTGCCATATTTGCTCCTCTTTGTTATTATTTTTATATTCTATCATACTTTTTACCAAATGTAAACACTTTTTTAAAACTTTTTTCATTCCCAATCAACACCATCAACTGTATAATGCCATTTTGGCTCTCTCATAAACATAAATGTTGCATGATAATCAGGTTTAATATCATCACCAGGTATAGGTATAAATTTATGACCATATTCCATTGCAAACTGTTTTTCATCATAGGTAACATCTTTGTTTCTATCCCAGTCAAATAATTCCTGTGAACAGCAATCAAATGGATATGGTTGATATTTCTTATATGATTCATTCCACCATTGATATGTTGTTGTTGATTCGTGTTCTCTTTTATAAAAACCCATCATACCATCAATATCACTATGTCTAGGATAAAGTTGTTGTAACAATTTAACTTCCTCTTCGGGAGGTAAAGATGATTGTAGAGTTTTCCAAATCATACCATTATCTGAATGACTTGATGCAGTCATACCAACTCTGTATGTATAGGTTGGATGTTTTTCCTTAGATTCATCTCTATGTTTTTCCCAAAATAATCTTTGTTCTACCATTATGCAATACTCCAATATTCGTTGAAATTTTGTTTTACATAATACTCAACAATTTCAGTATCAAGTTTATCAAAGTCACGGAATGGGTCTAGATAAGTTAGGACATAATCAATAACTTCTTCTACACGTTTAGCCTTTGAAACTCTATTTACAATATCTGGAATATTGTTAACCTTTGCCTCGATTTCTTCCATGTATCTTTTAAAATGACTCATAATATAATCTCCTCATTAATTATTATATGTACATAATATCACAAATAAACACCTTTGTAAACAAAAAAATGAAGTTTTATCAATAATAAATCCCTTTAAACTCAATAACTTATGGACTTATTAACAACTTATTTAAAATAATAATTTTTTTGGGCCTCTGTGTCAAAGTCAAAACCCCAATAATCTATATCTTTTTGATACCAATCAGCAACTATTTGTATTGTTTTATCTGTATATACTGCCTCTGAAAACTTTGTAACATTTCTAGCTTCTGACATGGTTTTTAAATTAAAGTATTTTATTATTTCTTCATTTAAATGACCAAACCTTATAATGTCAACTTGACATTTTTCTCCGTTCTTATCAGATACATGGTCCCATGCAGGATACCAACCTCTAACGGCTCTATGCCACATAAAAGGTTTGTTACCCCATTTAAAGCGTTCCTCAAGAAAGGCTTCAAACGAAGTCACATCTGCATATTCACTAGAATGTTTACCGTCAATAATCATATCTTTTATAAAATGATATCTTGATTTAACTCTATCCCAAGGATTTCTAATTATTGCAAATGCTGTATGTGAATTACGATAATCATGAGCCAAATCTCTCCATCTGGCATGTTCGTAACCATGATGGTCGCCTGTTTGTTTCATCTTTCTTGCTAAATCTCCTGCATATTTTGAATTGATAAGTCGACTTTTATGATTAAGTAATATTTTACGTTTTAAATGAGGACTATGGCGAATTGTCATACCAGCATTTTTTGGTATGTGTATAAAAATTTTTCTTTTATCCATTGTTTTTTCTTATATGTTTTGAGTGAATTTTGCAACCAATGAATTCATTATAATAATCATCAGATAATAATACATCATATTGAAATTGTAACTTCGCTTCATAATATGACATCTCACCTTTTGTTTTACAAAGTTGTAAGATTACTCTTTGGTAGTCTTCTTGGTTTTCTTTGGCGTTTTCTTGGAGTTCTTTGTTTGAACCGTAGTACTGTCTCCAGTCTGATTCAACTCTGGTTTTAATTTTTCGAGGTCGTTTGCTATTTTTCGGAAGAGTTTTTGGACGCCAGAAATTTTTTTTACCAATATATTTTTTGCCTGTGGAGAGTTCTGTAATTTGGTACACAAATCCTTGATAATCTTCTGGCGTTTCATTGAATTGTTTTTCATTATATATCCACATACATTTATTTATTCCATATCTTTATCAAAGAAATGAGAGATAAAATCCTCATCAACCAATACTGCATATGTTTCGGAACCACAACAAGGACAAAATTCTGGTTGATGAGATACTTGAACAAAACAAATGATTCCACATTCATCACATTCTAGTTGATATTCATCCAAGGTAATATTCATCCTTTATTCTTTCTAATATCTGTTGTTTTCTCTCATCAGTTGCTCGTATCCATTCTGTTATTTCATCTTTTTTTCTACCACAACCAATACATATATCAAAATTATTTAATTCACATATTTGTTTGCATGGTGAAGGTATATTAGAAGTCGATTTCACAAGCGCCACCTGCACATGCAGCTGCAGCCAATGTATCAACATCAGTATATTTCTTTTCTCTTACATCTTCACGCCAATTAATCTCTTTGAGATTATCTTGTATTTTATTCCATTTATGTAAAAGGTATGCATCTTTTAAACAATACTCTGCTTGTTTAATATCACCATCTGTATAATTTTCTGCAAACTGTGTAAATCTTCTTACCCAATCTCTTTTAAGTGCATTATTGGTGGACTCTTCAGCTATGTTTTCACCAAAACCTTGTGCAGTAGAACATGCATCCCATAAATTTTTAAAACATTTAAGTGCATCAACAACCATACCAGAAGCAAATATTGCAGCATTACTATATTTTTTTACCATTTCGTTGGCATTAATTACAGCTGTATTTGGTGCTTGATTAAAATCCTTATCACCAGTTGCTGCAAGAAATGAAATACCAGAGAAAAAATATCTATTTTCAAATACATATCTTTCTACTCTATCCCAATCATCAACAATAATTGTATTTGATACATTGTGCCTTATGCCTTCATCAGCACATAATTCCACATTTGTACCTGCAACAACCCAATTTTGTTGAGCCTTTTTAACTAACTCTAAATGGTCAATGCCAAGTAGGTCATCTTTATAATAAGAACCTTTTTTAGGTAAAATAGGAAATGAAACAACAACATCTGTACCACCTGCAGACCATACACTTTCCTCAACCATATAAGGATTTGATTGCATAATTGATTGTGTAATTTCTGATTCCTTATTCATCTGTACGTTTCTAATGTACATAGGGCTATGTTCTGCGTGTATGCCACTTGCAGTTTGTAATAATACAGATGCATTACCACTTGGTTTCACACACGTTGTTCTTGCTGCAGGATTGACACCTATCAACTCTGCAACTTCTTTGTTTACATCCTTTACTATCTCGGCACCTTTTTTCAGAACCTCTTCATCAAATAATACACCTGGATTATTCATCCACCCTGTAATAGAAACACCTAATAAGGCCTCTCTATCAAATATCTGTTTAGATGTATCAGATAAAAATGTAAAGTTGGTGTACCCTGCCTGTAGGGTACCGAGGATAGAAGCCGCGCGGCAGGCCTTGTAAAAATCTTCCTCGGTGTTGCACATGCCTCCATTTATTTCAGTTAAATTACAACCTTGCCAACCTGACTTGCCATTGATTTGAGGAAACATTCCTATTTCAACACAAGGATTGGTTGTATGTTCACTTGACTGAACGAAGACAAATCCTGGTTCACCGAATTGTTTTACAGATTCCATAATTTTATGGAACTGTTCCTCAGTTGCTTCATCACGAACAATTACGGCGGAGTTATTAGACCTTCCTCTTTGAGGATTATCAACAAACCAGTTACCTGTTTTGGCGTTCATCATTTCATCATCGTCTGCAGAAAATAAACATATTGTTGCAGACCTACGTACGCCACCTGATAATACTGCATCTGCTGCATGCATTGCAATATCATATACGTGTATTGGTTTTACTGGTTGAGGGTCTTTTGAATCTAGTACAATACCTTGAAGAAGATACTCAATTCTATCGAGTGACCTTCTTAGACCATCTGGTCCAGGTGCCTTAAATCCTCCTGATATTTTAGCACCTTTTGGTCTTATTTGTGTTAAGTCAAAAAATACTCTACGTCCTTCATATTCTGAGTATTTACCACCTCCTACGAAAAATGACGACATCAGAACATCTAATGCTGATGCCCAACCTTCAATAGAGTCTTCGACTATAAATCCTTTTGCTTGCTTTGTTCTATTTTGTATTTTTGGAAGTTTTGCTACATGATGCCTTTGCACAGAAAATCCTGCACCCGCACCACATAATAATATGTAAAATATTTCTCCAAAAAATTCTGGTCTGTCAACATATGTAGATGTACAATTATACATTTTCATTTCATGTTTTAATAGTTGACTACCACCAAATTGTAGAGCTCGTTGAGCACCTAAAACTCTTTGCTCTTTATAAGCTTGTTTTGCCTCATCTAAATACGGAGCCAAACTATTATCTTTTTCCTTATAATAATTTGTATGCATGTCAATAACTCTATCTACAGCCTCGTCCCATGTTTCATATCTTTCTTCTAAGTCTTTATATCTTGAATAACCTTCATAAAACTTTGTTTGCGACAAAAATTCTCTTGTGTCAACAGGCTGTGCTGGCATGCTCTACTCCTATAATTTGTGTGATTAATTTATATGTACTATTATATATAAATTTTAAGGCTTTGTAAATATGTTTTATTGATTTAAATGACTATTTTCATCTAAATAAGTTGCAATAACTTCTAACTGGTCATGATATTGTGCAACTATATCTAGTTCCTTTTCTATGGCTTCTAAGATGTCCGAGTGTTCACCTATACCTGCAGGATTTTCCAAATATACTTCTATGTTTGCAAGATGTTTATCAATATGACCTCTTGCGTGAGACTTTAATGCCTCAATTATCTTTTTTCTCACTATCATTTTTATTCTCCAAATAATATAATCTTTCTTCTAATTCATCTATCTTCTTTGTTACATGAGGATATTTTTTTCTCCAACCATCTATCGGTTGTTCAAACCAGGTTAATCC